TGCAGCATCGGCAGCAAACGGATTAAAGTCAGCGCTTGGTTCTCTCATTAATCCTACAAAGGCTGCAAAGCAAATGCTTAATAGCGTAGGTGTAGATCTAGAAGCGTTAGTTAATAAGAATGCTGGAAATGTTATGAGAACTGTTCTCGAACTCGGAGAAGCATTAAAAACACTAACACCTTTAGCAAGACAAAGAGTAATTGAGCAACTATTTGGTAAGTTCCAGTTTGCAAGAGTTGGAGCATTATTTGAAAATATTGCTAAAGAAGGTTCTCAGGCTCAAAGAACAATGGAACTTATGCAGATGTCTGCACAGGATCTTGCAGCAATTGCAACAAAAGAATTAGGGGCTATTGAAGAAAACACTGCAACTAAATTTAAGGCTGCCGTAGAATCAATTAGAGCGTCTCTGGCTCCAGTAGGAGAATTATTTTTAAGAGTTGTTACACCAATTATTGAGGTAGTTACAAAGTTAATCGATAAGTTTAATAGTTTATCTGATAATTCTAAAAAGGTTATTGCTACAATCGTGACAGTTCTTGGAGGCGTTGCTCCTGTAGTTTTAATGTTGGTTGGTTTGTTTGCTAACTTCGCTGGTAACTTAATGAAGTTCTTTGGATTAATCAGAAACGGGTATTTAAAGTTAACTGGACAATCTAAGTATCTTGGAGAACAGACTAACTATCTTACAGAAGAGCAGATGCAGGCAGAAGCCGTTGCCTCATCTCTTGATCAGGTACATGCTAGACTTACACAAAGATTTACATCAGAAGCAGGTGCTCTTGATGCATTAACACGTGCATATATGAAGGCAAATGCTGCAGCACAAAGTTTTGCATTCAATAATCCAGGAATGATGCTTCCTCCAGGACCTACACGTAAATATAATAAGGGTGTAGCAATTGTTCCTGGAAGTGGTAACAGAGATACAGTTCCAACAATGTTGACACCAGGCGAATCTGTTATTCCAAAGAAACAAACACAAAAATATGGCGGATTAATTAGTGGAATTATTGCCGACAACATTCCTGGTTTTGCAACAGGAGTTGTTTCTGTAGGTGAAAGAGCGCTTACTGGATCTGGATTCCAGTCAAAGACAACTGCATTACAATTACAGGGCTTAGTGGATAAGGTTCTTGCTTCTAAACTTGCAAACGCAGAAGATATTATTGAGCAAGTATTGGCAAGACTTGGACAAAAGATGGCAGAAGGTCTTAAGGTAGGTATTCAAGACTTTAAGCAGCAATTAGAACTTGTTGCTACACAAGGATTTGGTACAAAGGGTGGAGATGCATTACGTGCTGCAGGATATACCCCAACATATAGAGCATCATCAACTGGAAAGTCTGGTACAGTAAGAGAGAATTTAGTTACAGCACGAGGTGACATTGGTGCACAAGAATATGATAGAGCAAAAGCAGCAGCAGATGCAGCACAAAGGGCTATTCTAGATTTTTATAAAGATAGTAATCTTTCTGCAGAAGAAATTGCTAAGAAGGCTACAGAGGCAGGTTCTGTACACCGTGCTCACATTGTAGACATTACTAATGTTGAAAAGCAATTTATTGAAGGCTGGGACGAGGCTCTATGGGTAGCACAGTCTGGTGTAGAAAATCAGATGAGCAATTTGCTATCTACCCAAAAAGATCTAAAGACTGGTGCGGTTAAGCAAAATAAAACTCAACAATTATTCTTAGATTTATTAAATCAGGCAAATATTACAGAGGCAGAAAAGGTAACAATTGCAAGTAAGATTACAAAAAATATTGCATTGACTGAAGATGAGTTACACATTCAAGCAAATATTTTAAGACAAATGCTTGCAGATACAGAAATGTTAAAGAAGGCTAGTCCAAACTTTGCTGCACAGGCAACAGCAACGATTGCTGCCTCTGATGCAAGAGCACAACTTGGTATGCCAGCACCAGCAGGAGTTGGCTCACGATCACAAATAGAAGTTGCACAATCTTTGGGTACACTAAGGGCGCAGTCTACCTATGTTCCAATGGCTAAAGCAGAAGTAGATGCACTAGTTAATGCAGTAAAGCAAGAAGCACAAACACAATCTCCATCAAGAAGAACTATTCCTGTAGGAGAAGACATTGCAAACGGCCTCATTGTAGGAATGCAAAGTAGAGAAAATGCTGTTAGGGATGCTGCAACAAGATTAGCAAATGAAACAGTAACTGCATCTGGATTGATTATTCCAGGAAGCGCAGCAGGTTCAGCCCCAAGACCTAGCACAAAGACTTTCTTAGGTATGCCTACAATGCCAAAGAAACCAACACTATTTAGTAAGGCAAGAGATAAATATTCTGCCCTATCAGATAAGATGGCGGGAACAAGAACAAGCATGCAGCCAATGATGAATAAGTTAAATGGCGTATCTATGGCATTAACTAGCGTTGGTATTGCTGCATCTATGATACCTGGACCATTTGGACAAATAGCACAAAAGGCTATGCCAGTAATTATGGGTATTCAAGGTTTGGCAATGGCACTACCAATGCTTATGACACCAATGGGTGCTGCTGTTGGTATTGTTGCTGCTGTTGCTGCAGGATTTATGTGGCTTAAGAAGAAGCAGGCAGAGTATACAAGACAACTCGAAGAGTCTGGAAAGAAAGAAGCAAGGGCAAGGTTTGGTAGCCTTTCAGCAATTCAAGAATATTCTAAACTTATAGGAGATAAGGCCACACCTGCAGAGAGATCATTCAATAGAGTTGGATCAGAAAAACTTATTAGTGCTGATAAGGCCAAGTATCAAAAGTTTATAGATCTTTATACAGCAAAGAACAGCGTTGCTGGTAAAGAGATTCAGGGCGCAAGCGTTGGAACTGTAGCAAAAGATGTAGCACAAAGAGCAGCAATCTTTGGTCTTGGTCCAAAAGACATCGCAGCAAACATTAAGGCTGCAGCAGAGGTTGCTGGAGTAAGTGAGATATCTCTAAAGGCACGAGTACAAGAACTGCTTGTTGGTAAAGATAATGTTGATATTACTAAAGAGCCACTAACAATTGAGGCTAGATTAAAGTATTTGTCTGGTGGTACAGATGATATTTTAACTAGCATTCAGTCACAAATCGATGGAATTTTAGGTGCTGCAAAAACAGTAACAAGTTATTCAAATAACAGAACAACTACAACTACAGCGTATGTAGACACTGCAACTGTTACTAAGAATAGAGCCTTTGCAACAGACGCATTGTCTATGGCAATTGAGCAACAAAGCCAGGCCGTAGCAATATTAAATGCACAATATGCAGACGGGGTTATTACACAGAAAGAATATAATGCTGCATACGCTACACAAATGGGTACATTTGAAAAGGTTAAAGCAGAGATTGATGCGCTTGTAATAGCCTTAGATAAGGTTGATCCAAGTGGTAAGGAATCTCAAAAGGTCTTAGAGGGGCTTGCAGATAATGTTTTAGCAACACTTCAAAAGACAAATAAAAAAGCAGCCAAGGTTCTTAAGGAGATTATTTTAAATCAATTACCTAAGAATATAAGAAGTCAAGTATTAATTTCTTATGCTAAGGGTGGTTTGTCTCCAGCAGAAATTATTCAACTAAATAATATTATGACTGAACTTGCTGCAAAGAAAGATATTACAGCAAGATATAACTTTGTTGCTAACCTTACAGGTATATCAAAGACACTAGATTTAATGATTAAGTTATCTCTTATTCAGGAAAAGTTAACTGCTGCTCAGGCTGCATATAACGATGCAGCAGCAAGAGGTGTAGAGGCTCGTGGCTTATCAAGATATGCAGCAGCAATTTCTAAGGTAAGACAAGAGGCTAATAAGTTACAAAAAGAATATGACGAGTCTACGAAGGTAACTCCAGATAAGAAGGGTGAAGATGGAAAGAAAGATCTTGGCGGAGATAGTTCTGGCAAAGACCCATATTCATTCTTAGAAGGTTTGTTACAGCAATTAAAGCAATTTAGAAAAGAATCAATAAATGCATCTGGCGGACTTTCAGAATTCTTGAAGGTACTAAAGACAGATATGACTGGCTTTACTGGAATGGACCAAATGCTTCGTGCAGCAGGTGCAACACAAGGCTTTATTGATATTGTTAATGGCCTAGACTCAACTCAACTAAAGACATTTGGTTCAAGACTATATTCAATTGGTAAAGATGGAAAGGTTGTTTTTGGAGATCTTGGAAATGCTATTCAAAGATTTACAAAAGAAGTAGAACTTGGTAAGTTTAATGATCAAATGCAACAGGTTGTAACTAGTGCAGATAATCAGTATAAGGCATATACAAAACTACGCACTGCTGGATTAAGTGCTTCACAAGCATTAGAACTTGTTAATGACGCAGGAATTGCAGCAGCAATTGCAGCCGAAGATGTTAATAGTGTTGACTTTAAAAAGTTTATTGATGGTGCAAAGAAGGCTCAAGGATCAACATTAGAGTTGGCCAAGGCACTTAAGGCTGCAAGATTTGAGGCAGAGCAGGATTCAGAAACTCAGGCAAATAAGATGGACGACTTCTTTGCCTACCAAGAAGCAACAATTAAGTTAGAAAAATATAAGCAGTTTGTTGAAAAGCAAGGTATGTCTCCTGCCGAATTTGAGCAAAACAGAATTAAGCCTAAAGAAAGAGAAGTAGAGGCAGCACAAGATGCAGTCGATGCTATTCAAGAGGAAATAAACAAAGAACAAGAATATATTGATCAATACAGTCGTGGCATAGAACTTATTACTAGACAAGAAGATACTATTAATGCTGAATATGATAAGCGTAATGAAGCCATCGATAATCAAATTAATGCCCTTGACAAGGTACAAGAACTTAATAGAAACATTGCAGAAAATCAAAAGAGACAAACTACTTTAGCAAGTGCTTTGAGCAGTGGAGATATTGCTGCTGCTGCACAAATTGCACAAGAGATGAGGGCCTCTGCTGCACAACAATCTATTGATTCTCAAAAGGCTGCTTTAAGCGAACAAAAGAATAGACTTGAACTTGAAAGAAAAGCAAAGTTAGCATCACTACAGGCTTCTGTCAATATCCTTGATGCCGAAGGCAAGACAGTAACAGTACTAAAGACCAAAGATGAACTACAGGCAATGATTATTGAAAAACAAGACAAGATTTATACTATTGAAAATACTACACTTAAATCAGCACAAGATATTGTTAAGACTAAGCAAGATGAATTAGCAACACTAAATACAATCATAACAACATATAACGATGATTTGTCGGCAGCACTGGTAAATATTAAGACAGAATCTGGATTAACAAAAGATGAATGGGATCTTATCAGTGCTGCTGTAACTGCTACAAATGATTATTTTGACACAATGATTGTTGACTTAGATGCAATTGCCACTGGAACATTAAGCATTAAAACTGCTTGGGATGCAGTAACAACAGCAATTAAGAATGCAAGTGCAGCATTAGCAGCATATAACTCGTCATCAGGAACATCAAGAATAACAGCAAAAACTCCTACTCCAACTCCTACCCCAACTCCAACTCCAACACCTACTCCTGGTCCAACATCTAATCCTAATCTTAATATTAATCCAGGTAATATTGATGAAACAAATGTTTTAGTAAAATCAGAAGTGGATAAATTCCTTCAGGCAGTTAGAGATCATGAAAAAACAGATTTAACACCAAGCAGCATTGCAAACAATATGGCTTCAAGTTTATTAGCAGATAAGGAAGCAACAGCAGCCCTAGGTGGAGTATCTGGCGTTATGTCATCTGCACGTTATACTGGCCAGGCTATTGCCTATGCAGCACAGCAGGCAGCAGCAGAAGCACAGGCTGCAGCATTACAAAGATTAAAGCAGGCAGAGGCTGCAACAAAGGCAGAAAGAATAGAGTCTTACTATAGATCAAGTGGTGGCTTTATTCCAAGAGGAACCGATACCGTACCTGCAATGTTAACTCCAGGTGAATTTGTAATGAGTAAATATGCAGTAAGTTCATACGGCTTAGAGAAGATGAAGGCTATAAATGCTGGTAACTATAACGGAGACAGCCTGTATAATTATAACCTAACAGTTAATGTTAAATCAGATGCTAATCCAAATGAGATAGCAAATACTGTTATGACACAACTTCGTCAGGTTGAGTCAAAGAGATTAAGAGGGGCTAAAATTTAATGTCAACTTCAAGTTATATGACAGGTAGAAAGAAATATGCTAGACCACAAGCAATGCTTTGGTCAGATAACTCTGGCACACTTGTAGATGGTCTTTATGTACCTAATGGATTAGAAGTTGGACAAGACCCTGGATCAGAAACCGACACATCTCTATATAATCAATTTTTAGTTTTATCTGATAATAACAGATCTCCGATTGACTTTACTCCCACACGACTTGAAAAAAGAGAAAGAATGATTAATGGAAGAATGAGATCTTATCATATTGCTGATAAGTTACAACTTAATGTTTCGTGGGATATGTTGCCATCTAGATCTTATTTTTCAGTGCCTGAGTTTAATGCCACAACTGGTATCTCACCACATGCCAATGACAATAATACTGAATACACAACTGATGGTGGAGCAGGAGGAGTAGAACTACTAGACTGGTATGAAAATCATCAGGGCCCATTCTGGGTTTATTTAGCATACGATAAATATTCTAACTTTGGAAAAGATTCAAATGCATATGCACATCTTAATCAATACAATCAACTTATTCAGATGTATTTTGCAAACTTTAATTATTCAGTTGTAAAAAGAGGAAGCAGTAACTTTGATTTCTGGAACATATCAGTTACTTTGGAAGAGGTATAATGTTTCAGAATGACGAATTAAAATCTCATCTAGAATCATCTAGTACAGTTAAAACACAGGCAGCAGTAATTGCTGAGTGGAATATGAATGTTGCTAATAATATTTTTAAGATAGGCAATTATAGATACAGACCAACAGATTCAGATGGCAGTAAATATAAAATTATTCCTAATACGTTTGATGTAAATGATATTGGAAACTTCTATACTAATGCAACAGACTCAGATGTAAGGGTTGACGGAGGCATTGATCCAGCAGATAATCAAGAACCATGGTTTTTGCTTGCACAAAATACAAAAAATAAAATGCTTTATTCTCTTGAAGATTGTTTTAAAAAATTTAGACCAAGATCTGGAATCAATAAGGCAACATATTTCCCAGGCAAAAGGCTGCACCATGCAAACCTTAACATGTCTAATAGACCAAGATACTACATGGCAGATAAAAACGATAAGTTTAAATACTGGACATCGTATAGAAAAGAAGAGGGTACAACAAGAGGAATTGCTAACTTATTAAATAATGGTCAATATTTTATTGATGATGCATGCCCATTTGTTGTATATAATAATCCAGTACCTGCAAATAGAATTGTTTTAAAGATGCAAACCAATGTCGGGTCTGTAGACCTTGGGCCGTTTTCAAATTCTGCTGGAACATTTTCAGATCATTTGTATGGTGATCTAAATAGAACAACTCCCTCAAAGTGGAGAGTACAATACCTAAAAGAAAATAACTGGGTAGACATTATTAGTTTTAACTCTTCTTCTAAAAGAAGTGATGGAACAGAGGTTATCAAGCACGACGGATATGTAGAGTTGGCCTACGGACTTAAAGTACCAAACAAATATAGAGACATTTTTATTAGAGCAGAAGAATACACAAATGAGTCTTTTCTACCAGACAAAGCAATTAATGGTTATGCATATCTTATCAAGGCAAATGATAGTGATTTAGGCGTATACCATATTTGGGTAGACAACGCATGGGAGACATTTAAGCCAGAATATGGGTGGTATCTAGAAGAAGAAACTGTTAATAGATTAACTAACTTTGTGACAGATCTAACAGATCCAGTCCATTTTATATCCTCAACAGACGGCAAACAAATTTTTAGAGAGTTTGAAAATATCAGGGGTATAAGAGTTGTAGTTGATACTATGAACAAAGTTAACTCTACATTTGATCTTATTGAGATCTCTCCCCGCCTAGTAGCCGATATCTCAGAAAAGGTTGTTTCTTTAAATATACAAAAAATAGCATCAGACCTTGGAACAAGTGGTTTGCCAGTAGGACAGTTGTTGGCTTCAGTTGGTAGCCTAACGTTGTTTGATTATGACGATGCGTTTAATGATAACAATACAACAAGTTTAGTTAATGATTATTTATCAAATAATATACAAATTAAGTTTTATGACATTATTGTAATGTTAACGGATACGATTATTTGGTTCCGCTTAAAACCTTATACTCTGAAGGTTTCCCTAGTTACTCACCTATGGAAAGAAAAGTAACTCTTGAACTTAGAGATTTATATTTTTATTTTGAATCTATTAAAGCACCAGAAATGCTTGTAACAAATGTATCACTAAGTTATGCTGTATCCCTATTGTTGGACTCAGTTGGTTTTTCAAATTATTCTTTCAAAAGAATTGATAAAGAAAAAGAATTAATTATTCCATATTTTTATATTGCTCCAGACAAAACTGTTGCAGATGTTTTAAATGATTTAGCAATTTCTACCCAAACAGCAATGTTTTTTGATGAATATAATAACTTTGTTATGATGAGTAAAAATTATATGTTACCAGAAAATGAAGATAGATCTGTTGACTTTACGCTATATGGAACAAATGATTTTGTTGACACTGGAGTTATTGAAAATCAAAATACAAATATTAAGTTAACTAATATTATTGACATTGCATCAACAGATAAAAATGTATTTAATGATGGGAAAATTAACTATACCAACCGACATATTCAAAGGTCATATGGAAGTTTAAAGCAGGCAACCATGATTGATAATGATGCTGCTGCTAAAAATTGGATTTATAAGCCAGCACTACTTTGGGAAGTAACTGGAGAACAGTCGCTAAGATCTATTAATCAAGAAATGGCAAGTCAATCAACATATAGTTTATCTGCTATACCACTTAACTCAAACATTTCAGCATCTGTACCTTCTGTCATTAATCATAAACTTGTTAATAATATTATTGACCTTGGTGAGGCTGTTTATTGGCTAGGTAGACATTCAGGATATTTATATGCTAATGGAGAAATTATTAGGTTTGATGCGCTTCAGTATAATCTTCCAGGCGGAGAAAAAGTTGTTACGAGGGTTGATTCAAATGGCAAGGTAGATTACTCTACAGAGATAGTAGGTGCTGTAGGAAATGTTTGGATAAGCAGCAACCAAGAGTATCAATACTATATGTCTAAGTTGCCATTCAATGGAAAAATTTACCCTACAGGGCTTGTAAGAATTTATACTGAGCCTAAGTATGAAGAGATTAATGGCATAACCGTTATGAAGAATGGCGAGGTAGCAAGACATGGACGTGGACAGTTCTCGACGCCGATATTAGAACATAAGGCTGGCTTAGATAGTTACTGGTCTAATAACTCATATGTTCGTGGAATGACTATGCAGTCAAAACATTTATTTGGTTTGGTAGATGGAGATATTTTAAATAATGATAGCATTGCAACACTTTCACTATCAACTGGTGCAGCAGGAGTAAATAATACACGTGCACAAGAAAATACAAGAAGCGGAATTATTAAAAACTTTTTGTCTACATCTTATACAAATGAAGTTCAAAATAATACATTAAAGGCTACACAAACAGGCTCTGTGCAATCCTCAGCATTAGTAATGAGTGGGCCGTCATTTAGCACCACAGAAACACCAATCGACTTTATATCATATCAGTATAAAGCATTAGATAATAAGTTTAAGCATTTTGGTACAAGAATGCGAATTATTGGTAAAATTGAATCAAGCGACACAAGAGGACAGACTGCAATTAATTCAACCCCATATTATGTTTTGTCTGGATCTCAACCTAACCAAAGTTTAAATATTGGAGGAGGCTCTGGCGGTCTAGCAGTTATGGTTAATCCATCTACAAATGTTGGATATTATTTTGAGATTATTGCATTAACTGAAAGAAACGTAAGTGAATATTCTACGTCTGCAGATATTTTGCATAATGTTATATTTTATAAAATTTATTCAGACTCATCTGGGAAAGCAGTGCCAATTAAACTTTGGGGAGGACTTGCAAACATTATTGTCGATGACGGTAAGTTTACTGGACAGTATAGACTTGTTGGAGAAGAAAATCCTACCGTCTATGATCTTGCCGTGGAGTATCAAGATATTGGATCAACTCGTAGGTTCTATCTTTATATTAATAACAAATTAGTTGAGGTAGTAGACGATACAAAGCCACTTCCAATTTATAATAATATGGCACTATTTGTTCGTGGTGGAGCAAAGTGTATGTTTGAAAATATTTATGCCCTTACCAACAACTATAGTCAAAATACAGTCTTTGCCCTTGACACACCTATAGGGGCAGCATTTGGCGATGATGAAATAAATGCCAATGAGTCATTTAGAAAATATGCAATGAGCGGTGTAGTTCAAACAACATATCTTTCAGGGGTAAGCACAAATCAGCCTCCAAAATTTAACATTTATTTTGATGAATTTGGAACTATCATGAGAGAGGCAGCATACCTCAAGGTTAGGTACGATAAGGCCTATCCAGCCCTTTACGCCCAGTTATCACCGACTTTTAACAGAATTAAGGGGTATGTGGTCTCTGGCTTTAGAGCGGGCTCCTACGGGGCAGAATTCCTTATCTTTAACTCAACAGATACAATCTTAAATTTAGATGAGACGAGTGGAAATTATCTTAGAATTCAGGGCATAACATTTACCCAGCAGTCTACTAATGAATTAAGTGTTGATAACTATTTTGCTAAGAATAGTAATTTCTCAGATCCAGAAATTGATAAAAATGGTTTGATTGTTTCTCCGTTACGTTCTGAGCAAGACTATGACAAAATCAAAACAAGCAGACTTACCTACGGTAAAAAAGAGTTTGTGCTTGACCCACAATATTTACAAACAGAGGACGACGCCAAGGATCTGATGTCTTGGATAATTAAAAAGATAATGAAGCCTAGAAGAAATGTTGGCGTGTCAATTTTTAGTACGCCAATAATTCAACTTGGAGATATTGTCAATATTAACTATCAAAATGAACTCGGCAAAGATGTGATTGCTGCATCAGACTCAAAGTTTGTAGTATATAATATTGATTATTCTAGAAGCGTAGATGGTCCAGAAATGACCCTTTACCTGAGTGAGGTATAAAATGGCAAACGTTAACCCAACTCCTAACCTACCAAAAGTTGTTGTGCCAGATAAGGTTTTAGTAACAGATGTAAAGCCAGCAACACCAGATATCATTTTATTTGATAATGAGTCTGTCCCTATTGAGGTAATGACAGATTTAATTTTTGAAAATATAGGTGGTCAAGAACTAATTAATATTGTTAGATCAGATATTGTTAATGGACAAAATGTTATTTATCAGCCTATTAAAAATTTAAGCAACGTATATTTTCAGTATAACCCACAAAATATTTTAGGATTGCAAGATATTGATATTAATTATTTTAAAAAGTTTCCTATTAACTTTGCCAACAAAATCCCAGAATGTGGGACTGGCCCAGACTGCTCTATAGTCTATATTGATCCAGACACTGGAGATTTAGTCATTAATGTTATTAATATGGCCAGCGACGAGCAGGTAGAGGTTTCAATAATCTCAGACGGATCCATACTAGATGATACAATATACGGAGTGATACCATGATAACAAATACAGGCAAAAATATCTTAGCAAAATATCTCATAGGTCAGGCACCTGCTTATGCATCATACATTGCTGTGGGCTGCGGTGCCAAACCACTTGGAACCAATCAGGCATTTGGAGACTACTCTGACATAAAGGCATTAGACTTTGAAATGTTTCGTGTTCCAATTACATCACGAGGCTATGTAAATGACGACGGCACCAATAAAATTGTTTTAACAGCCGAACTACCAACAGATGAAAGATATGAGATTTCTGAAGTAGGAGTTTTCTCTGCTGGTGCAAACCCATCTGCTGGAGCATATGACAGTCGTTCTTTGTTTGCTTTTACTGTAAATGAAAACTGGGAATATCATACAGCAGAAACAGCAGTAGCGCTTCCAGTAATTTATGAACCGCTAGACGGCGTAGCAAATGATAACGTGATTAACCAAACAGATCTTGTCTTCCAAACAAACTCTGATAATAGATTATTTACAAATGCTGAACGCATTGCTAGATATGAACGTGCTAGATTTTTTAATAACATCGTTATGATGAGAGGAGATACATCCTCGCTAACTGTTTCTGGAACTAATCAGTTAGAAATTGGTACAAATACAAATCATATCCACTTACTTGGAACTGGTTTAGATTTTAACAAAAATGCCCCTACAGATCAAATTAAATTAGGATTTAGTATTATCAATAAAGATCCAGACCCTTCTATTGTTCCAGATGAAGTCAGAATATTATTAGAGTTTGCAGAAAGCGATCAGCCAGGCTCTGGAGAGTGGGCAAGATTTGAAGTAATCATGTCTGCTGATGATTATGATTTTGCCAATAACAGATATTATATAGTAACAAAAGAATTACAAGAGTTACACAAGAGCACAGGCTTTACATGGAATAATGTTAGTATTGTAAAAATATATTCAACGGTGATTAATGCTTCAGTACCTTCAGATGACTTTTATATTGGTCTAGATGCAATTCGTTTTGAGAATATTTCAACAACAAATCCAGTATACGGTTTGACTGGATATACAGTACTAAAAAATACTAATGCTGAAACTATTGTTAAGGCAGCAAATACAACCAACTATATTGAGTTTAGATTTGCTATGGATGTGCAATAATGCCTACCCCAGATCGTGGTATTAAAAAAATTATTATTCCAAAATCTAAACTGCCTGGATTTTTTGGAGACAATAGACAGTATGTTTTAAAGTATAGATTTATTTCTGAAGACAAAAATAGAACATCACACTGGTCCCCAACTTATAAAATTATAGCAGAAGATACGCCAAGTGAAATTTTAAATAGCATGATTATTGATACTTCAAATAGAGTTATTAATTTGGCGTGGCAACCACAAACAAACATAGAAGAGTATTACATATATATTAAGTGGAATAATGCTGGGTGGCAGTATTATAGTAAAACAAATCAAACAAACTATTCCATCGTATATTCAGCAGATAAAGAGTATGCACATATTGCAGTTCAAGTAAAGACTATCCCGCTAGAAAGGTTTGCAGACGCAATACTTTTTGAAAATGAGGGCAGTCTGATATAATTAGACAGGAGGAATAATGGCAAAAATACCACTACCAGAACTAGGGCAACCGCTTGATGTATCTTATATTTATCAGATAGCAAATGCTGTCAATGAAGTCGCAGTACAGGTCTCTCCAGCAATTTATAGGTACGTTACAGTAGACGTACAGAACGGTGTTCAGCAAAATGCTAAGGCGTCAGAAACACGATTTATTGGTGGATATGTAGACGTAGTAAAGAGTTCCAACCAGAGCGTTGGTAGTCAGCAACCATTTACCTATAACTTTCCTGCAGACTTTAAGTTTGTTCCAATTGTTACTGCAAGCCCAGTGAACATTGGTGGAACAGAAGCAGGTAAAAATGTGTCTGTTGTTTTAAAGTCAATAACAACTTCCAAGGTAGACGGTGTAGTTAATTTTAATTCTGGTGGAGATGTATCAATCGGTGTTAATCTTATTATCATCGGCATACCTAATTAATGATAAGTTGTAAAAAATGCTCAAGAAGAATGTTTGTGGACAGAGTGTTTACCTCAATGTCTCATTTAGAGACTTATTGCTTTTACTGTGGATCAAGAAAGTTTTTTCATCCGCCGTCTGATTCGGAGGAAGGTCGATGGCTGTTAAAAAAGGAAATAGAACGAGCGAAGACTATAATAACGCCCCTGTAATACCTGGAAATAAAAAAGTGTGGTTTCTTAATGGGGACCTAGTTCGGATTCATCATTATAACAAATCAAATGGCATTATGTCTGTTTATAATATTAACAAAGATAGAATTGAAAGTTGTTTAATTAATGATTTTAAAAATAAAAGAGAACGTGCTTATACTGTAGGAGAGACGGCTGATCTGGTTAATAGGCATAAAAAATATATGCCATCATTAATGAAGCGTGGCGTAATACCTTTCCCAACAGGATCACAAAAAGGTGGAGAGCGTGGATGGCAAGTACGCTCATACTATTCTGAATCACAGGTAAGAGATATTCGTGATATATTAGCAACCTATCATATAGGCAGACCAAGAAAAGATAATCTAATAACAAATGATATCACTCCCAGTAAGGCTGAGTTGACACGCAGAATGGGAGATGGTATACTGACATATACGAAGACTGAAGACGGTAGATTTATACCTATTTGGTCTGAATCAATATAAACGAAGGGTATGAAATGGAAGATACAAAAGTATCAGTAACACTTGGCTATACACTTAACCTTGGAAATTTTCAATCGTTAAGATTAGATTTAGGTGTAATCGATTCAAAGCGTGATGGAGAAAATACAGATCAGGCTTTTGAACGTGTATACAAGTTTGTTGAAGATAAACTTGCTCTCAAAATTTCAGAAGCAAAGGTCGAACTAGAAGAAGGCAACTAGTGTGACAGAAAAACAGCAGCGTATGGCTCTGTTGAGTAGGTTTGATAAACACTATAAGTTTAAACTAGGACAGAAGCCACAATACAATAAGTGGATTGAACAATGGTCTGCCGATGCCTTAATTGAGTCATATGGCTTAGATGTTTGTTATGAATTACTTGAGTATTATTTTGAGGTATCACAAAATCCTACATGGAATAATTTTGCTTATATGGCACATGATATACTAGAAGCAAAAGCACAATATCAAAAAGATTTAGAAGAAAGACAGAAGCGTAGACAAATGGCTAAGGAGTGGTTGAGTGAATAATACAGAATCAAAGTTGATTTCAGCCGTTCTTAAAGATAAGCAAGCACACGTTTTACTGCAAGCAAACGTTGAAAACATTCTCACAACGCATGTCGATGTTTGGCAGTTTATTAGAAAATACTATGAGGCTAATGCCACTGTTCCACCAACAGAACTAGTTGTAGAAAAGTTTAGAGACTTTGAACCCATAAGTGGAGTTGGTGCTACAAAGCATCACCTTGAAGAATTACAGGCAGAATATTTAACAAATAGCCTTAAGGATATTATTAGATCTGCAGCAACAGATGTTCAGGGTGGACAAGGATTAGATGCACTAGAATCTCTGATTACAAAGACTGCTGAACTTAGAAAAAACACAGCAGCCATTCGTGATATTGATGTAACAGATTTAGACTCTGCTGTTGCATATTTTGAAAACTTAAAGAAGCAACAGGAGGCTGGAGCACTAGGCATTAAAACTGGTCTTCCAGGATTTGACAACTACTTACCTTCTGGAATCATGCCAGGGCAGTTGGGAGTGTTCCTTGCATATCCAGGCATAGGAAAGTCATGGTTGTCTCTCTATTTCGCTGTACAGGCTTGGAAACAGGGTCGTAGCCCAATGATCATCAGTCTTGAAATGTCAGAGGTAGAGGTCCGTAATCGTGTGTTTGCAATTATGGGTGAAGGCCTATGGTCGCATAGAAAATTAAGTGCGGGACAAATCGAAATGGATATGCTTAAGGATTGGCATACAAAGAGTGTTAAGGGTAAGCCAGAGTTTCATATCATCTCTAATGATACTGGTGGAGATATCACTCCATTAGTCTTACGTGGAAAGATTGATCAATATAAGCCAGACTTTGTTATCGTTGACTACTTACAGTTGATGAGTCCAAACCAAAAGTCAGACAATGAAACAATCCGCATGAAGAATCTTTCTCGTGAATTAAAGTTGATGGCTATTGCTGAAGAGGTTCCAATTATTGCCATTTCATCTGCTACACCTGATGATGTTACAAAACTTGAAACCGTGCCAACTCTTGGTCAAACAGCCTGGTCACGTCAGATAGCCTACGATGCAGACTGGGTTTTAGCACTTGGTCGTGGAAACAATAGTGACATTATAGAATGTGTATTCCGTAAGAATCGCAATGGTTTTATGGGAGAATTCTTGGTTCAGGCTGATTTTGACAAAGGATACTACAGATATAAAGATTATGAAGATAAGTCAGTATAATATGCCACATGGAGTTATTTCATCACAAACCTATAAAAAGGTTTGGATTAGACGGGATCATCATTGATGACTCCGCTATCTATAGATTGCAGCAAGAATATACCAAACTCTTGGTATCTGAGATGCGACTATCAGGCTATGCTCCAAGACTTGACATTGATCCACACTTTACATTATCATACAACGAACAAAAAAATTACTTTGAATTTACATTAAGCGTATACGGAATATATATAGGGAGAAAAAGAGCAGAATGGATAATAGGGATAGACGGAATCAAACCAATATATACACAGCCAGCCAAGTTAAACGAGTACTCGCAGGGTCTGGCGTAACTGTAGAAAAAGAAGCAGAATCAGAATATATTGTTTTTTGTCCTTTTCATTCAAACCACCGCACCCCTGCTGCTGAAATAAATAAATACACTGGATTGTTTTTCTGTTTTTCATGTAGTAAGACTGCTGACCTTATTGAGTTGGTAATGCATTTTTCTAATAGGACATATTTTGAATCTATTAGATTTATTAAGAGCAAAGAAGTTGAAACTGATATTTTATCTGAAGTCAACAATAAGTTAGTAGATAAAGAAGAGTGGCCAGAGTTTGATGCTTCTATTGTTCAAAGACTACACGAGCAAGCCCTTGTTTCAGATAGAGCAAAAGAATATTTTATTAAACGTAAACTAACCAAAGACTCCGTAGTTAAATTTAAATTAGGGTATTCTGAAAACCAGGACATGATTACAATTCCAGTACAAAATCATGAAGGCTTGTGCGTTGGGTTCGTAGCAAGATCCGTTGAAGGTAAAGACTTTAAGAATACAACCAAACTTCCTAAATCAAAGTTATTATTTAATTTAAATAGAGTTAAGACGGCATCCAAGGTATACGTTGTAGAATCATCATTTGATGCCATAAGA